GTACTCCGAGAGGCGGGAGCGGCTAGCCCCCGCCTCAATTGGGTTTAGGTCGCCGTCGAGTTGTCGACGATCAGTCCGAGGTTGGCGAGCGCCGTCAGCAAACTCGCCAACGCCGTGCCGTCATCGCGAGCGCCTGTCACAGTCTGCTGCGCGATCGGCGTCGCGCCGTGGAACGAAATCAGACTGTCCGGCGTCGCGCCCATCGTGTCCGGGCTATTGAGTCCGCCGACTGTGCTGCCCGTAGTCACTGCGGGCCCGGGATTGGTGTATGACATGTGCATGATCTCCGATTAGCTCAGGACGCGGACGGCCATGTTGCGGTACAGGCTCGCCCAGCCGTAGAGGATGTCGACGCGGGTCGGCATAGCGTCGTTGTTGATGGTGTACTGCGTCACCATGCGCATCGACATGCCGATGTCCGGATCGCTCGCGCGGGCCGCATCCTGCACGCCACGCGGCAGCGGCAGGTCCGCCGCCGCCAGCGCGAACGCGGTCCGGTGATACGCGATGCCCTGCGGACTCACCGTGCCAGCCGGCGCGCCCCCGTTGACCGTGATCGCCGCGGTGGCCGAACTCGGCGCGGTGCAGTTCTGGAACTGCCCGCCGGTGATCGCCACCTCGCCGATCATGATCGAGAGAGCGCCGGCCGCGGTTGAGCTGTACTCGCCAGTGACTTCGTTGAAAGTGCCGCTGGCCAGCGTTGCCGGCGCAAACTTCAGGCCCGGGGTGGCGGTGCCCACAGGGTTCGGCAGATAGCCGCCCGGCGGCAGCACCACGAACTGCTTCAGCGTGTTGCCGTAGCGGGTGCGCGACTGCGGGTTGACCGGGTATACGCCGGCGATCTGGATGATGTCGCCGACCTTCACGCGAGGCGCTGCGGCGGCAGTCCAGCCGGTGGTCTCAATGAAGCCCTGCTGCGCCCAGCCGCTCGAGATGATGCCGCTGTGCGAGGTGTTGGCCAGCGTCGGCGTGCCACCGCCCGGGCCCGTCTGGAACGAGACGACGTTCTGGTCGGTGTACCAGTCGAGACCCGCGGTTTCGCGGTTGATCATGCCCTTGCGGTAGAACTCGGAGACCGAGATCTGCGGGTTGAATAACCCCTTGACGCCATCGGCCGCATACGCCGCGGTGATCGGGTCGATACACACGCGACGCGGACCGGCTGGCACCGCTTCGTTGACGAGCTGCGCGTTCGCCAACGCGTAGGTAAGGTAGGACGCCGCCGGCGTGCCGAACGTGCCCACCGCCTGCGCGGTCTGCTGGTACGCGAAATACAGGCCGTCCGAGTCCACGCGGTTCGCGACTGTCGCCATGATCGGCTGCAGCACGCGGGAGCGGAACTGGTCCATTGACAGCAGCAGATCGGCCGTCGTGAACTGCACGTCAACATGGAACTGATAGTTCAACGGGACCGGAATGTAGGTCTCGTTGGTGTCCTCGACGTTCAGCGCGGGACCGAACGTACCGAGGTAGCGAGGCGGACGGCGGACGTTGCAGACCGCGCCGATCTTCGCGCCCGACACGGCAAACTCGGACGAGTATTGTTTGTCGACGCCGTCCGTAAATACGAGTTCGTTTTCGAGGACGACCAGCCCCTCATTTGTGATGTAGCTGATCGTCAGCAGGTTGTTTGACACAGCAGTGCTCCGGAAAGAGGTTCACACCAACCCCCTCACCGGTTGCTCATGCGCGAGCGCGCTTCTCGCGCTCCTGCTGGCGGCGAAATTCCCGAAGTTCTGCCACAGTCATCTCTTCGGGCTTCTTCGCCACCGGCGCAATGCCCGCTGTATCCAGCGGCGCAATCGGCGGAGGGGCCTTTGAGACTGGTCGCTTCGCGGGTGTTGCAACGTCGCTCAGCGTTGGTGTTTCTTCCTTCGCGGGCGGCGTCTGTTCCTCCCACTTCGCTTCCAGTTTGCCGAGCTCGGCGATAAACCGACGCGGCGACAGTTTGCGAAGTCGGTCGAGAACATCCGGATGCTTGGCGAGGTGGTAGAGCAGATCGGGGCCGTGTTCTGACTCCTGGATGTACTCGGTCACGTCCGCATGGACGCGGTCGAGCTCTGTACCTCGAATTGAGGTCAGCGCATCCTCGAAATCGTCGTACTTGGACTTGGCTGCGTTGAGACGTTCGCCGAAAGTCCGAGCACGCTCGGCTTTCTCTCTCTCTGCCGCCTCACGTTCCGCTTTGGCGCGTTCCTCGCGGAGCGTCTGCTCCACGCGGTATTTCACCAATGCGTCCGTATATTCGGCGACCGTGGCGAAGTCTTCCGGCTTGGGCTCGGAATGAGCCTCAGTTTGAACCGGCGCGGGCCCTGACTTCTTGCGATATGCCTCGAGCTCTCGCTCGAGTTGCTCTGCCCGCCGCTCTGCCGCTAACGCTCGCAGGGCTTCTGACCTTGCGAACTCTTCGGCCTCTTTCATTTGCCTGTGCTTTTTGTCGATCTTCCGGCGCACCACCTCGGGAAGATCCTCATCGTCGATCTCCTTCTTCTTGGGAGAAGCGGGAGCCTCCGATGCAGGTTCGCTTTTAGCAGCCTCGGATTGATTTGTAAACTTTCCGGCCTCATCGCGTGCAGGAATTGCGGGCGTTTCTTTCTTCGGCTCCGCCTGGGCTGGCTCGGGCGGCTTGAACTCAGGTGCCTTCCCGGTCTGCGTGAACTCGATCAAATTTTCTGCGGTGACGACTTGCGGCATGACGCTATCGATCCTCTATGCCCTTCTGGATGAGCTTGTCGGCGACTTCCTCTTCCTCGCGTGACTCGGTGTGCGAGTTGAGCAGCTGCGCCGCCGCGTGAATCTCGGCCACATCGCGCTTGGTGACCGAGTCCACCTCGACCTTGTGACGTTCGGTGCGGTCCTTGAGCTCGGCGCGGTTGTTCTCGCTCTCGATCCTGGCCGCAACTCGCTTGCTCTCGCTCTCTTGGCGCAGTTGTTCCTTCGTGATGCCGTACCTGATCTCGAGCGCCTGCTGCTGCGTGAGCTGCTGGAGCTGCTGAACCTGCATCTGGAGCGCGCCAACAATGGCCTTTGCCTGCTTGGGCAGTCCTTCGATGGCTTTCTGCATGCCTTCGGGTGTTGATGGCGCCAGACGATCCGCCACATCGTCCGCTCCGTAGAAATCCATGCCGCGGATGACGAGATCGGACGCCAGATCCGAGATTTTCTGCCCGAGCGGCGTCGATAGAAGTCCAATCAGCGCCTCGGTGCTCTCTTCACGCTTGGTCTGATAGCCCGGACCCGTGTCCATCACCACGTCATAACGACCCACCTCCAGGTTGGTCTTGATGCGATAGATGGCCGAGGCGGTCGGATCCTCTACATCTGGATCGGGCGGCGGATTGATCTCGACCATCTTCGGCACGCCGTCCTCGCCAATGATCCGCTGCATACGATGCGTGTCGTAGTAGTGCGGGATCAGGTCGAGCAGGATGATGCCCGTCCACATGATCGAGTAGGTTTGATTGTCGTAGTACTGGTAGTGCGTCAGGTCCATCATGCCCTGACGGCGCTGCAGGTACTTGTTGCCGCCGATGATCTTCGCCTGCAGCTCGGGACTCTCCGGCTGCATGCCGGCGACCTCCATCAGATCGAGCGCGGCGGATTGCGCAGCCTGCGCAAACCCTGCCTCGATCGGCGTCGCGGGCTGTCTCTGCGGCGGCGGCAGCGCATTGCCGGCTGCATCCGTGACCGGCTTGTATATGAGCCTCGAGTACGAGCGCGTGTTGGCATCATCCCATTCCGGGTGACCCTCGTCCTGACCTTCTGCCATTACCCAGGGAGCCTTGGGCGCCAACGCATAGCGCTCGGTCTCGCTCGATCGCCAGTAGTTGAACATCCGCGCCGGATCCATCAGATCCTCGACCATGCCCTTGCGGTACACCTGGCCATTCAGGACCGTCTTGTTGCCCTCGCAGCGGATGACCGGGATGTATTTGCCCGGCAGGTCGCGCTTGTCGACGACCTTTCGGCCATTGATGCGGAACCACTGAACTTGTCGGCGCATCGTGGGCCGCGTCACCCATTCGGGTTTCGACTCATCATTGAGCCGGTACTGCACCACCGGTCTGAAGCCAGCGGCCAGCATCGTCTCTTCAGATGGCAGCTGCGACTTGTACCAGCCGCGGCCATCGGTCATCAGTACCAGTTCATCCGCGACTTCGTGGATGCGGTAATACTCCGCGAGGCGAATCTTGTACTTCGACTCCCACTTGTAGCTCGCCTGATCGCCGGGCCCGGCAGGATCCCATTCAACGTTTTCGGCGTTCGGATAGCGGCGCTTGTACTCGGCGCGGCTCATTTCTTCCGTGATCAGGAACCATTTCCGGTCCTCGCCGGCCGGCATGATCGACATCGGGTCGTCATAGCACGTGAACGTGTTTTGGATTGGCTTGATCAGCAATTCCTGATCGAAGCTGTCGGGAGAAACGTAGTCCGCCACGATGCGCCAATAACCCCAGCCGATGTCGATAGCCGACTCGACACCCATGTCATACGCCACGCTGGCGTTGCTGATCGTCTCGATGTGGCGGATCAGGCCCGTAATGACCTCTGCATCCTCCACCCTCGACCCACCACCAACCGGATGGCATTTGATGCGCGGGCGCTGCTGCCTCAGCTGGTTCTTCAGCCGTACGCACCATGTATTGGTCTTGTTGATGACCAGCGTCGGCCGCTTTTCGACGTTCGCGCGCTGGTTGTAGACGTCGTCGGGCCACTGCTGGCCATTCCGGAATGCGATCGCCTCAAGACCGCGAGTGCGGTTGTCACTCTCGTTTTCCTCGGCGAGCTTGTGACGCGCGCAGGCCTCCTGGAAGATTTCTTCCTCGGTCGTCGCCTCGCGATCGACGAGCGAGTCCTTCGGGGTAGCGGCCATCACTGCACCTCACGCAGCCGCTTGGCCACGCGGGCCGCGGCGTCCCTCAGCTCACGCTGCACCTCAAGCTGCCGAGACTCGCTGTCCATCAGGCCTGCCCGGATGCTCGCGGCGCGCTCCAACTCAAGCGCGCAAGTCGCGCACAATGTCTTGAGCTCATCGAGCTGCTTCAGCGCCTGGGCGTGCGGCCCGCGCGGTTTGGTTTCGTTCTGATCCATCATGCAACCCTCGCGAACTCGCCAAAATGTTTCTCGGCAGCAGCTTTGTAGGCCGCTTTTGCGTCGTCTATGCAAAGGAATCTACCGAGGCTAATCCTGCGTTTATGAACGCAGATCGTGGCGGCCCATTTCCCCCTCTCCTTATCGAAATACACTCCCTTGATTCCGCTCTTGCTCTTGCTAGTAACGCGCATGTTCCAGTTGTTCTGGGTCTGCGTCGCCAATCGAAGGTTTTCAATGCGGTTGTTCTGTCGATCACCGTCAATGTGGTCTATCTGCTGCTTTGGCCATTCACCAGAATGAATGGCCCATGCTACTCGGTGAGCCTGGAGCGACTGACCACCAATGCTAACGTAGACATAGCCAGTGGTGGAACAAATGTTCTGACGAGCAAAGCGGCCACTGTCAGGGTCATATCCTGCAGTCCGCATTGCCTCAATCGATGGAAGATTCTTTCGCATTAGCCCATCCAAGCTTGTCCATTGCGCCCAGGCATCGGCACTTGCACCGGCCGCTGCACACCCGGCTTCGCCTGCGGGATCGCAAAACGGCGCATCATCATCGCGTAGCGCGTGGCCGAGAGAATGTCGTCGGCCTCTTTCACGATGAGCCCGTCCTTGCGGTGATACGTGTTGAATTCCTCGAACCATTCGTCGAGGTGCGCGAACACCTTGAGGCGCCCAGTCAGCATGCGGTCGTTCATCTCTTGGACGCCCGCCTCCAGGCCATTGGTGCCGTCCTCGAACGTCGCGCGCGTCGCGAGCATCCTCAGCCCCGCCGCAGCATATTGCTTGGCCAACTGCTCCCCTGACCCCTTGTCGTGCTGGAGACCGTCATGCGGCCATGCCCACGGCAGCCAGTCGCCCCACGGCTTCACGGCAGCCGCAAAGATCAGCGGCGTCACCTGACGCCTGCGATACGTCTGCGTGACGTACAAGATGTCGTTGTCACGATCCCATGCGAGCCGCGCAGCGGCCGTCGGGTGATCCCAGCCAAAGTCGATACCGCAGATCTGCGGCCAGTGCGACGGGATGGCGAACGGATTGCAGGCGATCTCATCCTGGTCCACTTGGAACACGCGGCCCGATCCTAGCGCCGGCAGGCCCATCGCTCGAGCCTTGCGCTCATGCTCAGGGTAGCTCGCGATGATCGCGGCCCGCTGCTCGGGCGTGTAGTGCTCAGCGTCGTCGATGGTCATGTGCGTCACGTGCGTCCCTGGAGCCGCGGTGGAGCGCGGATAAAACCGCCGGACGACGTTCGACATGCCCTTCAGCGGCGTGAACGTCATGAACACCGGCCCCATGGCCACGTTCGTGCGCGTCAGCACCTCGAAATAGATGTCCTCGTCGCACTCTTCGTCGAGCCACGCCCAATCGAGCGTGTCGGCCTGCCACTTAGTCCGACCTTGGTCGTAGCTGGCCGTCGTCAGCACGCTCTCGCCGCCGCTCACGTGCTTCACGACAATGGCCGAGACGGCATTTGGCACGCCTGGCCGCGGTGAGGTGCCAATCAGGCAATCCTTGGGGATGGAGCCGGTCCCCCACTGTTCCGGGGTTTCTGGATTGCCGAGCAGGAGGCGTTGGACACCCTTCTTCGTGAGTTCGACCGACTCCGATCCACAGATACCACGCGTTGGGCGATCAAATCGATAGCCCTCCCACCAGTCGGGGTAGCGACCCGTCATGTGCATCGCTACCTCCATCGCCGCCGCCAGCGTTTTGCCGAGCTGATTGCCGGCCATGAGCAGTCGCTCGCGATGCGTCGCGCCGGCCGCGTGGAACTCGCGCTGCTTCGGGTATGGGCGGTAGTCCTCAAGCCGGTGCGTCTCAGTGATGTACTTCAGTTGCTCCGTCAGTTGCACCAGCTCCATCAGCTCGTCGTTGCTGAGTGCCTGCAATTGCTCGGGCGTGAAGTTGGGTAAGGCGCTCAATCAGCTCGTCTCTCGTGGGCTCGCGTGTGATTGATCCGGTATGCTCGATCGCCTTCAGGTCGGGCAGGCACTTAGCCAACAGGCGCGAGTAGATATCGGCCTGGAGGCGCAGCGCGGGAATAGTCGACGCTTCGGCCTGCTCCGCCTTCTCGGCGATCTCCTTCAGGCGACGGATGTACTGCGCGGCACGCAGCTTCCGGCGGATCGCCTCTTGCGACTCCATCCGCCTGCGTTGTGCATGCGTCCTTTTGTCCGTTCTGTCAGCCATCTGTCCGCCTCATTACAGCTGCGCGAGATACCCGTGGGCCTGCAGTCGCCCATCAGGGAGTTGCTCAAATCGGACGGACTTGCAGCCTTGGCGGCGGAGGGTCTCCTCGCAATCGGCGCGTTCGGCTTCGGTGTCTGCGCTTCTCAGCGTCACGTAGTCGCCGGGCTTGAGCTGAGGGGGGCGGTCAGGGATGAGGAAGGTCATGCCGCCTCCGCATCGTGGACAAACGCAACGTCCTGCTCTTGGCAGATGAGGTAGGTTTCGGTACCGATGGTCACTTGCGGGAAGTTGTAGCCGAGACCGTCGTAGACGTTCAGTCCGCCGAGCTCGACCACGTCACCCACCTTGACCTCGGTGCTAATGAAATGGCCATTCTCGGTGTAGGTGCGCTTGCGGGAGTCGGTTGGATGAGGCTTGTAGCGTCGGTACAAGCGCCCGGGCCCGACTGCGGCAACGACGCCGCGGAGAGGCCGCCCTTGACGTACCACCTCTATCAACGTGCTCGGCTTCCAGTCGAGCGGGCGCAGGAGAATGCGATCCCGGAGCATGCGCAGCTTTGTTCCTGCGGGGAGGATGTCACTTGAGTTCGCGAATGTAACGCCGGTGTTCATCTGCCCTCACATCACGGATACCGCTTCGGACGCGCTCAACGTGCGCATGGAATGCTGAGATTTCTGCGTCGGTTAGCGGACGCACACCAACTCCAGAATGCTCGATGTGCGGATACCTAGCATATTTCTTCCGCGCGAAATTCCGATTGCTTGCCTGTCGTTTCATCGTAAATGTGCAATCAAGTTCACACTCAGGTGATAGTGATCGTCACGGCCTCAGTCGCCGGCCACGGGAACGTCTTGCAGCCTTCGTTGCTGAGCTCCGATTCGATGCCGTTCGCAACCGCGCTCACCTGCCAACACGTCTCACCGGGCTTCAGGCCGCTGTTGACGCTCGTCGATGTGCCCGTGAACTCGGCCACGCGCTGCTTCTCGGCGCCACGCGCGCCCTGGTAAAGCCGATAGGTGATCTCGGTATCCGGCGAGATAGGGGTGCCGTCCACGTACTGCGTGGGGCGGCTGAAGGTGATCGTAGCCGTGCGCTCCTGCGCGTAGACGCTCACCGCAAACGCTGCCAGGCATGCGATCAGTGTGTACGCGGCTGCGCGCCAGAGGATGCTTTGGGCTCGGGTGGTCATGGTTATCTCCTAGTTGGTAACACAGTGAAATCGTCGGGCAGACCACGAAACACTCCCAGAGCCGCCAAGGCCTGTTCGGTGCTCGTGACATAGGGGACTTGGTGACGCGCGCAGAATTCGGCCTGCTCGCGCTGCCGCTTGTCGAGGCGCGGATCGCCACGGCGGTTTGCTGGACGCTTCACCTCCAGCAGCCTCCACACGTTCGGCGGCCAGGTCGGCGCCCGCACCAGCAGATCCACAGGCCGGCCGACGTGGTGCACCTCAAAGTGCAGCGCCCGCAGTTCGTCCACGATCTTCTGCGTCGGCGCGTCGGGCTTGTCGGAACGTCGCTTGTAGCTCACCACGCCACCCAATTGCACCGGCACTCGCTGTACGGCTTCGTGCAACTGGGGCACCAGTCAGGGTGCAGCAGTGCGCCAATCTCGGCTTCGAGCGATGTGTATGCCGACAAAACCTCGCCATACGCGCTACGAGCGGCGATCACCTCAGGCCCATAGTGGGTTAGCGGGTCGGTCGAGATCTCGGCTGTTTCGGCTGTGCGTAATTGGCGGAATGGCGTATCTGGGCCCGGTCTGCGCCAATACCCCTGCGAATCGCGAGACCATCCCCGGGCAACCAGCTCGTCCGGGCTCAGGCATCGGCGGGCAGGAGTGCCGGGGCGACCGATGCGATGGGCATCGAACGTAGACGTGCGGCGAAAGTACAGGCCGCAGACGGTACAGCGGCACGTGTCGCTGCCACCGGGCAGCATAGGGTCGTACGGGTTGTATCTGCTCATGCTGCCGCCCTCTGGCTTACGATCGCATCCACTGCGGCAATCCTCTCGCCGATCCATCGCATGATTGGAACCGCCATCGAATTTCCGAGCGCTTTGTAGCGCGGAGAGTCTTTTGCTGGCCTGCCTCGGTACGGGATCAGTGTGTAATCGTCAGGGAAGCCTTGCAGGCGCTCACACTCGCGCGGCGTCAGGCGACGCACGCCTGCTTGCATCGGGAAGCAATTGCGCACACCAGAGTTGTTTCCAGCGGTCGCCCCGCCTGAGCGGTACATCTCAGCCGTGATCGTCTGCGCGACAAGATTGGTGTCGTCCTCTCGCCGCCTCCCGGCCGCATTGCTATTCGCGTTATTGCCGGCGCTGAGCGACGCAGCGACAGGAATCAACGGAGTGCCGCGACCCGTTCCGTCCTCGCTCGCGTCAAATCCCTCGCCGCGCAAGGTGTGCGCCACGAACGTTTCGGTGTCGCCGTCGTATCGGCCAGCGTGGAAAGTCAGGCAACGCGCGGTGTCGGGGAGCAAGTGGCCTGCGGCAGCACCATCTACCTCTCCGCTTGCGCCACGGCTTCCAAAGCTCGACGTAAGGCAGCCGGCAACTTCCTCCCCCGCTTCTCGGCTCGGCGCAGGATGCCCCGACAGGCTCGCGCGCTCAAAAAGTACCGCTGCGGCACTGGGCCAACCTCGAGCACTTGCGACAACGAACACACGCTCGCGCTGCTGGGCCAGGTTGAAGTATTGAGCGTCAAGGCTTCGGTAGGCCCACCCATACCCGAGTTTGCCCAACGCCCAGACAAAGGCTCCAAAATCTCGTCCTTCGTTGGTAGACAGGACGCCGGGGACGTTCTCCCATACCAGCCAGTCGGGGCGATAGCGTGCAGCGATGGCAAGATAGGTGAGCATGAGGTTGCCACGCGGATCTGCCAGTCCCTTTCGGAATCCCGCAACGCTGAAGGACTGACAAGGGGTTCCGCCGACGAGAAGATCGATGTTTGCATCCGGCCACTCTCTGAATTTGGTCATGTCGCCAAGGTTGGGCGTCTCGGGGTAGTGATGCGCGAGCACGGCTGACGGGAACGGGTCGATTTCGCTGTACCAATGAGCTCGCCAGCCGAGCGGGTGCCACGCCACAGTCGCAGCCTCAATCCCGCTGCACACGCTGAGATAGCGCATGCGAGAGAGCAGATCCCTTGTCGTGCCCTGCTCGCTCATGATGTTTGCTTCACGTACGCTTCTATCGCTGCCTGTGTCGATGGCATATTCACCGCAATTTGTTCCGTCAACCGCCACAGTTCGTATCTCCACCCATCGGCACTGCCGATTTTGCAGATGGTGTAGTCCCCTCGCTTGATGCAGTAGTCGCTGACGTACTC